CACACCGCTTCAGCCATGCGGCTGACAATAGTGCGATCCTCGGCGCTGATCAGCTCGCGCTCGCCTGCTTCAGCTTCAAACTCGGCCCAAGCTTCCTTGCCTGCCTTTGTGCGGCGATCAACCTGCGGCGCAACGACGTAACGCTGCTCCCATGTGTCGGCTTCAAGGGTAAGCGTGTGAACGGCAGTGCCAAGCCGCATGGCTGGCGTCGGCGCTGGCACCTCGCGCTTTGGGTCTAGGTAGCGCGCCCAGTAATGCAGCGGGCTTTTGGCGATCTGGTCGAGGTGGCTCTTGCTGACTGCTGGGTGGGCGTGATAGGTGGCGTTGTCCATTCTTTGATGCAACAGCCCTCACCGTATAGCATGAGCTGACAAGCGTCAACAAAATGCAGCTGAGGCCATACCAGCACCAGGCCATCGACGATCTCCGCAACGCCTACCGCTCAGGCGCACGCGCACCCCTGCTGGTGGCACCAACCGGCGCTGGCAAGACCGTGATCCTGGCCGCCATTGCCGCCGGTGCCGTCGCACGCGATCGGCAGGTGCTCATCCTTGTGCATCGGCGCGAACTAATCCGTCAGGCCAGCGACAAGCTCACAGCAGCAGGCGTGCGCCATGGAATCATCGCGGCCGGGTTTCCATCTACTGCTGGGCAAGTGCAGCTCGCATCGGTGCAAACGCTCGCCAAGCGCCTTGAATGGTGCGATTGCAACCCATCGCTCATCATCATCGATGAAGCGCACCACGCCGTATCGCGCACATGGGCTCAACTCCTACGCAACTGGCCGAACGCTTACCGCCTGGGCGTCACCGCTACACCATGTCGCCTTGATGGCTGCGGCCTGTCAGCAGCATTTGATGCACTGGTCGAAGGACCATCAGTGCAGATGCTCACCTCAGCGGGCTACCTATCGCCTGCGCGTATCTTTGCGCCGCCCATGGTCGCAGACCTGAAAGGCATCAAGCGCCGTGGTGGTGACTATGCCGTTGGTGAAGCAGCAACCGCCATGGATCGGCCAACAGTCACAGGCGACGCAATCAGCCATTACCAACGCCTCGCGGGGGCACAGCAGGCGATCGCCTTTTGCTGCAGCATCGCCCACGCTGAATCGGTCGCGGCATCATTCAACGCAGCAGGCATCAACGCATCGATCCTGCTCGGCACCAGCCGCCCACAGCAGCGCGATGCAACCGTTGCAGCATTTGGCACCGGCACGCTGCAGATTTTGGTGACCGTTGATGTGGTCTCCGAAGGCTTCGACATCCCAGCCGCCAGTTGCGCCATCCTGCTCCGACCTACGCAGTCGCTCTCCTTATATATCCAGCAGGTCGGCCGGGTGTTGCGACCCTCGCCGGGCAAGCAAGCAGCGCTGGTTCTTGACCACGTTGGCAATGTCACGCGCCATGGATTCCCAGATGATGACCGCGACTGGTCGCTGGCTGAAGGCGTCAGGCGAACCACCGGCACTGCAGCGCCATCAGTGCGGACATGCCCTGAGTGCTATGCCGCGTTCAAGCCAGCACCCATCTGCCCAGTGTGTGGCGCGGCCTGCGCACCGATTAAATCGCGCGTCATTCGCGAGATTGCAGGTGAGCTGACCGAGTTGCGGCGTGATGCCATCCGCGCCAAGAAGCGTGATCAGGGCCGTGCACGCACACTCCCTGAACTCCTCGCCTTGGCCAAACAGCGCGGCTACTCGCCAGGCTGGGCCTACAAGATCCACAACGCCAGGAGCGCTCGATGACTCATGTTTTCTCCTGCGGCGGTGGTGTTCAATCAACCGCCTGCCTGGTGCTCGCAGCGCAGGGCGCCATCCCCTACCGCACCTTTGTGTTTGCCAATGTCGGCGACCAGGCAGAAGACCCGCGCACCCTTCGCTACATCGCCGAGGTGCTCAAGCCCTACGCCAGCCAGCACCGCATCGCATGGGTCGATGTTCAACGCCGACGCCGTGATGGCACCCCTGTGGATCTCTACACCGAGCTGCTGCGCCCCATCCGCTCGATCGACATTCCCGTGCGCATGGCCAACGGAGCACCAGGGCGCCGCAACTGCACCACCCATTTCAAGATTAAGCCGATTGCCCGCTGGATCCGCAAGCACGCGCCTGGTTGCATCCTCGGCAAGGGCATCAGCACCGATGAGCCTCATCGCGCCACACCAAGCCGTGAGGACGACGGCTACATCTCCGCCTACCCGCTGATCGAGCTCGGCATCAGCCGCAGCGATTGTTTGCGCATCGTGCGCGACGCCGGCCTCCCGCAGCCGCCAAAATCGAGCTGCTGGTTCTGCCCCTACAAGACCACCGAGCAGTGGACCACCATGCGCCGCGAGCGGCCTGAGCTATTCAGCAAGGTGGTCGAGATCGAGCAGCGCATCAACGCAAAGCGCACCGAGCTCAGGAAGGATGCCGTCTATATCAGCTCGGTCGGGTCACGCCGCGAGCAGCCAATCGACATCGCAGTTCCTGACCAGCTCGGCCTGTTCCCTGAGTGGATCGAGGAGCAAGACGGCTGCGAGTCCGGCTATTGCATGACCTGAGCATGATGGTGCAGCCGTGCGCGCTGTGATGGCCAACCCTGAAACCGATCTACAGCAGCGCATCCGCCTCGCACTTGGCACCACTCCACACCTCCGCCTGTTCCGTAATCAGGTCGGTCAACTCCCCGATCCACGCACTGGCCGCCCCGTTCAGTTCGGTCTAGCCCGTGGCTCATCAGACCTCATCGGCTGGCGCACCATCACCATCACACCAGACATGATTGGCACCCAGCTGGCCGTCTTCACCAGCATCGAAGTTAAGACACCCACAGGGCGGCTCACGCCTGAGCAGCGCAACTGGTTGCACACCGTCGATCACGCCGGTGGCATCGCTGGCGTGGCGCGATCTGTGACGGACGCTGTCAGTATCGTCACATCAGCTTGCTAACCTTGCCAACCTTGCGCCATCATTCGCGGGCTTTGGTCCCGTTTATGCCGTCACTGATCCAGCAACTCATCGCCCTCCCAGACACCTGGGGCTTCGTCGCCGTAGGGCAAGGCAAGCGCCCATACCAACCAGAATGGCAGAAGAAACCGCTCACACGTCGTGAGCTATCAGCAGAAATCAAAGCCGGCCGCGCCGTAGCAATCGGCGTCCTAGCAGGTCCACAATCCGGCGGCATCCTCTTTGTTGATCACGATGGCATCTCAGCCGGTGAAGTCCTTGAAAAGCTCGGCATCCCACTGCGCGACCTTCCAAAATCCTGGGCAGTCACCTCGGGCCGAATCGGTCGCCTGCAAATTATCTACAGCGTGCCCGAGCAATACTGGGACGCCATCAAGACACGCAAGTTCAAGACCGGCAAACACGATGAAGAAGGCAAGCAAGAGCAGCTCGAACTGCGCTGGACCGGGTGCCAATCTGTTGTCGCAGGCGCTCATCCCACCACTGAGGGCTACCGCTGGCTCAATAGCCGCAGCCCAGCAGACCTACCTTTAGCAGAAGCACCGCTCGCGCTCATCGAGCAGATGCTTCCTCAACAACCGTCTCAACCTGCGCCGCTCCTGCCGCCACCAGCGCCACGCTCCGACGATCGCACCGATGAAGACTGGGCGCGAATCTGGCTCGACGCCCTCCGCACCTCACGCGCTGACGACTACGACGAGTGGATCGAAATCGGCCAGTGCCTGCACAGCATTGGCGATCACATGCTCGCAGATTGGGATGCCTGGTCCCGATCTTCTAGCAAGTACGAGCCTGATGGCTGCGAGCGTCACTGGCGCAGCTTCAAAGCAGATGGGAAGCGCGACGTGCGTCACCTCTGCAATCTCGCAAAAGAAGACGGCTGGCAGCCAAAGCAGCGCCAACTGCCACCTGCCGCGCCATCAAAACCCACGCAAACAGACACACCCGAAGCAGCACCGATCTCCGGCAAACCACAAAAACTTGAAGCGAAAGACCTGCTCGACATGCTCCGAGCACCTGACTCCGATGGCTCACCACGCTTTCGCTACAACGTCTTCACCCAACAGATAGAAATCCGTGGTGAGGTAGCAGAAGGCATCGAACGCTTCTACCTTCATCTCGCAGAAATGGGCTACAAAGCGCCCAAAGAAATGGCGCTTGATTGCGTCGTTGAAGTCGCACACGAAAACCCATACGACCCCGTTCAGCTATACCTTGACCATGTATCTGCTGAAGTAGCGCCCACCTACATTGACCGCCTCGCATCCACTTATCTGCGCCCATGTGATGCTGACCTAAAAGAGCCGACGCTCTACGATCACATGCTAAAAAAGACGCTCATCGGCGCCGTTCGTCGCATTTACGAACCCGGCTGCAAACATGATTACGCCTGCGTCTTAATGGGCGATCAAGGCGCCCGCAAGTCATCATTCTGGGCAGCGATCAGTGGTCCATTCTTCTCCGATGCCCTGCGCGACATCAGCTCTAAGGATGACCTCATGGTCCTGCATCGCAGCTGGGTCATGGAGTGGGCAGAGCTGGATCACATCACCAGCAAGAAGCACGCCGGCCAGGTCAAGGCGTTCCTCTCCCAATGCACCGACATGTTCCGGGTGCCCTATGGCAAGGCTACAGAAGCCTTCCCGCGTCGCTGCATCATCGTCGGCTCAACCAACCGCGACAGTGGCTTCCTGGTTGATGAGACAGGCAACAGGCGGTTCTGGGTCATCCCGGTCACCTGCACCCTGGCTAAGCCCATCGACGTGCCCAACCTGCTGCTTGAGCGCGACGCCATTTGGAGCGCCGCTGTGGCCGCCTACAAGGCCGGTGAAAGCAATGAGCTGGCCATCGAGCATCAGACCGCCGTTGAGGCTGAAAACGCCACCTACTTGGTCGAGTCGCCATGGGTGGCGCCCATCCAGAGATGGCTGGCCGTAAACCTTGGCAGAACCATCACCAGCGAGCTGCTGCTCAGCGAAGCAATTACCAAACCCATCGAGCGCCAGACCCGTGGCGACCAGATGCAGATTGCGTCCATCATGAGAGAGCTGGGATACCGCAAAAAACGGCAAATGCTCGAGGGTTCTCAGAAATGGGTCTTTTGCCAACCTAGGCAATAAGGCGGCTTGGAGGTTGGACAGCTGAAACCCACTGCGCTGCAGGGCGTCTTCCTACCTTTCTAACTTGCTAACCTATATAATTAAATGTATAGATAATAGAAGAGGTAGGGGGGGGAGGGGTACAGGTAACTCCTATAGGGAAAGTTGGCAAGTCAGCAAGTTGGCAACTCCTGTGGAGGGCTCCCGCTGGCACCCCGCGGCGCCCGTCTGCTACCGTTGAAACCGAGTCCGCCAACTCCAGAGAGCCCTTACCCCACGGTTGGGGCTTTCTGCCCTACAATCCCGAGCGGCGGATTTCAAACCACATGACCCAGGCCACCATTGGCCGTGAAGCCCTGTTTGAACAGCAGGTGCTGGCTCAACTCGAAGACCACTTCGAGATTTACGTTCAGCAGCCCGGCGTTCATCCCACAGGCAAACGCTTTCGCATCGATGCCATTGCCGTGCCCCGTGACGCTGAACGCTGGTCACGATCTGACATTGCTTTAGGCATTGAGTTCAAAGCACCAACCGATCGGCCTGGTTGTTTACGCGATCGCAAGGACAACGCAAAGATTATCAGCCAGTGCATTGATTACTCATTAACAACATGGAATGACTTCGGCCAAATCCCAATTTTCTTTTGCCCTGGCTTTCAAGAAACAAACAGCCTGCGGCGTTCCAAAGATTTGCTCGACCTGTCCGCCAAGAATTACAACACTGGCTATCGCGACGGCTTCGGCGCATTGATGGCCGCGATCATGGGACAGAACAACGTGGGTGAGCTGGTTCATTCAGATCACCTCGGCTGGGCGTTCGTCATCAACGGCCATCACCGCATCTGGTCACAACGCCTAGGTGCACATGCAGCAGGCGTGGGCGAGGGCAAGCACAACAAACTGATCAGGTGCGTTGGCTCTCGGTAGTCTGAACTCATGCCTACCATCAACGTCAGGATCAATTCAGATCTGAGCATCCTGCAGATGTTCAGCGAAAAGATGCGCAAGCAGTCGGCCTTTGCCATGAGCCGTGCGCTTAATCGTGTGGCGCCTGAAGCGAAAGCATCGATCTCTGGAGCATCGAATAAGCACTTCGACAGCCCGACGCCTTTCATTGTCAATGCATGGCGCTATACGCGCAGCAGCAAGACCAACCTTGAAGTGGTCATTTATCCAGAGGCCAGGCGCGAGCCATATCTGCGCGCCAACATCGCCAGTGGCAGGCGCGGCATTAAACCCTTTGAAGCCAAGTTCGCAGGGCTGCCCGCCCAGCGTCCTCCTGTACCTTTGTTTGTGCCTACTGGCAAGGTGCGCAAGGATTCGCGAGGCAACGTGAGCAAGGGGACCATCAACACGATCATCAAGGACATTGCACCTTCAGGACGTGGATCGGTATTTGTGGGCAAGCCTCGCAATAACGTACTGCCATATGGCATCTACAGGCGCATGGGCAGCGCTCGGCGGCCATACATCAGGCCACTGTTCGTCGCGGTCAAGGCTGCAAGCTATGAGCGGATCTTTCCCATCCAAGACATTGGGCACAAGGTCGTGGAGCGAAGGCTGCGTTCTTACTACGCAGAGTTTCTGCAGCAGGCACTAGCAACAGCGCGTTGAGACACGCTGAGACACGCTGAGACACGCTTGCGTGAGAATCCTTGCGCTGCAATGGTTTTGAGCAATTGCTGAAAAGTCTTGCGCTGCAACGCTTTTGGGTCCTTCTCGGCGCCGCAGCCGTGGGTTGTCGCAGGCCGCTCGCTTTCGCTAGCGTCAGGAATCCAGAACTGCTTTAATGAGACGCATTTGCAATAAGCGTTTTGAGCGACCCAAAGCTGACCATCCAGATGGCGCAGAGGATCGAATTGTGGCCTTTAAGCCGACTTAAGCCGTATGAACGGAACGCAAGGACACATAGCACCGAACAGGTAGCGCAGATCGCTGCGTCGATCGTGGAGTTCGGATTCACCAACCCGTTGCTGGTGGATTCAAGCGACGGGATCATCGCTGGCCACGGCCGACTGCAGGCTGCGCAGGAGTTGGGGCTGAGCACGGTGCCGGTGGTGGTGCTTGACCACCTGAGCGACCGTCAACGGCGGGCGTACATCTTGGCCGACAACCAGCTGGCGCTAAATGCTGGCTGGGACTTGGAGCTGCTGCGCACGGAGCTGCAGGACTTGGTGGCGGATGATTTCGATCTGAGCGTGATTGGCTTTAGCGATGAAGAGCTGAGTGATCTGCTGCCGGAGATCGAGGAGTTGCCGCCAGAGGGCGCGGATGAGGAGGCAGTGCCGGAGGTGCCGGAAGAGCCGATCACCAAGCCGGGGGATGTATGGCTGCTGGGAAAGCATCGAGTGATGTGCGGGGATAGCACCGTCATCACAGACGTGGAGAGGCTGATGGCTGGCGGCAAGGCTGCGCTGATGCACGCCGACCCGCCTTACGGGATGGGCAAGGCTTCGGACGGCGTGGCTAACGACAATCTTTACAACGACGATCTGGACAACTTCCAGATGGAGTGGTGGGCGACGTTCCGGCCGTTCTTGCTGGACAACGCCAGCGCCTACATCTGGGGCAATGCGCCGGAGCTGTGGCGGCTTTGGTACAAGGCGGGGCTGAGTGAGAGTGAGCGGCTAACGATGCGTAGCCAAATCATCTGGGACAAGCCCCCCAGTGCCAGTCCCTGCGGTTCGCCTATTGGTTCAGAGGCAATGCGCAGCTACCCACACGGCTACGAGGTATGTCTGTTTTTCTTTTTAGGTGAGCAGGGGTTCAACAACAATGCAGAAAATTACTGGGAGGGATGGGAACCGCTCCGTCTTTACTTGGAAAGCGAAATGAAATTACTTGGATGGAAAACCTCGGATCTCAACAATGCCACGGGAACTTTTATGGGCGGGCATTGGGTCACTAAATCTCAGTGGATGTTGCCGACAGCAGAGCAATACACAAAGATTCAATCCGCTGCTAAGGATCGCGCATTTAAGCGCGAGCACGACCAGCTAAAGCGCGAGCACGACCAGCTAAAGCGCGAGTTCTACGCAACCCGCGCATACTTTGATAACACCCACGACAACATGACCGACGTGTGGGACTTCTCGCGAGTAACTGGAGAGGAGCGCCACGGCCATGCCACGCCAAAGCCAGTGGCGATGATGGAGCGGGTGATGCTGTCAAGCCTGCCCAAGGGCGGGCTGTGCGTCGAACCGTTTGGCGGCAGCGGCAGCACGCTGATGGGCGCTGAACGTACAGGGCGCGTCTGCTACGCGATGGAGCTGAACCCTGTTTATTGCGACGTGATCGTGCAGCGTTGGCAGCAGTTCACGGGAAAGTTGGCAGTGCTTGAGGAGCCGACATGAACCTGCGGCAGTATGCGGAGAGTCGGGGCAAGAGTTACCAGACGCTGGCGCGATGGGCGCAGGATGGGCGGTTGATGACGCTGAAGCGTGAGGGGCGCAGCTATGTGATCCCTGATCCACAGGCGTTGGATCGTGAGATTGCCGCGGCCAAGTCACCAGATCGTGGTGGCAGTGCCCCTGGTGCCCAGATCGACGAGAGCCTCAGGCGGCAGCAGGCTGATGAGCGAGCGATCCCGAGCTTTGCCAGGAGCCGGGCTATCCGCGAGGCGTTTGCGGCGAAACTAAGCGAGCTGGAGTTCAAGCAGCGCAGCGCGAAGCTGGTGGATAAGGCGGAACTGAAGCTGAAGTTGGCAAAGCTGCACATGGGAGTGCGCGATGCGTTGCGCACGATCCCGGACCGTGTGGCGCCTATCGTCGCGGCTGAGACTGACCAAGTGAAGATTCACGCGCTGCTGCTAAAGGAAATCGGACAAGCCTTGGAGGGATTGAATGGCAACGGCGATTGATGAGCTGATTGCGACAAGCGTTGAGGCGTTGCAGTTTGAGCCGGAGTTGACGGTGAGCCAATGGGCTGATGAGCACCGGATGCTGAGCGGCAAGGCATCGGCTGAGCCGGGGCCATGGCGGACAGATCGGACGCCTTACCTGCGTGAGATCATGGATGAGCTGAGCACCACCAGCAGTGTGCAGCGCGTAGTGCTGATGGCCGGCGCGCAGCTTGGGAAGACAGAGGCCGGGTCCAACTGGCTCGGGTACGTCATCGCGCACGCTGGCGGCCCGATGTTGATGGTGCAGCCGACGGTGGACATGGCGAAACGTCTGAGCAAGCAGCGGTTGGAGAGCTTGATCAGTGAGACGCCTTGCTTGAGTGAGCGGATCGCACCGGCCAGGAGCCGGGACAGCGGCAACACGATGTTTTCGAAGGAGTGGGCTGGTGGGATGATGATCCTGACAGGAGCCAATAGCGCAACCGGGTTGCGATCTGCTCCTTGTCGGCACATCTTCC